ATGATGTCGCCCCGCACCAGCACGCGGCCCCCGTCGACCGGCTTGATGCCCTCTGCGACGATCTCCTGCGTGGCCTTCACGCGCACCTGATATTTCAGGTTACGGATCGCGGGCAGGCTTTCAATCGTCCAGGTCAGCAGGATCGCCGGGCGGCGCGCAGCCCCAGTGGCGTCTGACAGATCGAACGCAGCCACCGAGAGCGGCACGACAAGCGGTGCGGGCGGCGTTTGGCCGTTGGTCGGCAGGGGTGCTGGCACGTCCAGTTCAGGCCCCCAATCGGTATCGCCTGCCTCGCGCTCGCGCATCACCACAACCTGCAAGAGCGTGTCGGTGCGGTCCTCGACCTCGATGACCTCAAAGGTCTTGTTGGTGTAGCCGTAAATCTCCGAGCTGAAGCTGATCGAATCCAGCGGTTCGACCAGAGCAAACGAGGGCGGCAAGGTCACTTGGAACGTGACGAACCGGCGCGCATCCAGAAGCAGCGAATTCAGCAGATGCTGCGCCTGCGCCTTGACGCTCACCGCCGGCAGGCCGACGCTCGAAACCCGCTGTGCGCCATCCTCTGCTACCCAATCCTCATTCAGGATCAGATCGGCCTCACGGCCTTCCCAGATGTCGTTTGGCTCGACATAGGTGCCGGTGATGCCATTGGTCACGTTCTCGAATGCGGGGAACGGCGTGAGCGTCGAGGATTCCGTGATCACGAAATCCGCATCCGTGAGGGCCAGCACCGGGGCCGAGGGCGCTCCCACGCGCACCCGGAAAACGCCGCCGAACTCAGCCATCTGTGCAAAGCTGGCGCGGTTCATTTCTTCGATGACGTCTGCGGGCTCCATTTCCTCGACGTTGATCTCGAACCCGGCCACGTATTGCTTGCGCGTGCCGATCAGCACGTCGCACTCGTTCATCGCGGCGAACCAGTTATCCAGCGGCAAATCCTCCGCCGCCACCTTGCCGCCCCAGATGTCGCCCGTGGGCAGGGTGATCCCGCGCAGGATGTTGTAATTGATCACCTGCGGGTTCTCGCTGAATTCCCACGTCGCCGGATCATTCCAGCGATGCGCGCCAGAGCCGCCAACGGTCGTATCCTTGCGGGGGTCGTAGAGCTTGATGCCTTCAACCTCGAAGCGAACCGAGGGCAGGCCCTGATAAATCTCAGGATCAAGCGCGAACTCCAGAACCGCATAGGCAGTGCCGTTTAAGACATGATCCGTGGTCCAAGGCCGGTCAACATTGCTGCCGTAATAGGTCACAAGCGTTGGATCGGCCTCGGTCTGCGTGCCATCGTAGAACCACAGCCACGCGGTCGGGTCGGTATCATCCTGACGGAACTCGGTCAGGATGCGCCGCCCGGAATTGACCGGCACCTCATTGAACGGCCCGGCGCTATTGTCCGGCGCTTCGATGTCCGAGTATTTGCCGTTGATGATGATCCGCCCGGTCAGGCCGGTGACGGGGATATTCGAGATCTCAAGGATATAGGTCAGGATGCCGTTGTTCTTGAACCGGGAGTAGGCAGGCGCAACCGCGTGCCCCTCGACCGCGTAGGTGCCCACGATAAATTTCTGCGGTGTCACGTCGCCAGTCGTGGTCTGCTCAGTCTGGATGCCCTGCCCATTGACCTTGGGCTTCTTCGCGAAAATCTGTCCCAAGAGCGACAGGCCCGCGCCCACGATGATCTGTGTCGCAAATGCCCCGAGCGCACCGAACCCGGCTGCAATCGCGGCAAAGGTGCCAGCCCCGGCGCTCGACGCGGCCAGAGCCACGGCAATGGCGGTCGAGATCGGCTCGGCCATAGCTCCGCTGGGCGCTGCGATGAGCGCCGCAAGGATCGCGAAAAACAGGATCATACCTTGAAGGCCCTCAGCGCTTTCAGTCGGGAAATATGCCCCAGCCCGTCGGGGCGCAGCACGAACACGCGGTCGCTGGCAAAGATGCCCATGGCGCTGCTCTCGCACACGGCCAGATCACCCACCTGCGCCATGGCTGGCGGGATCTCTTGGAATAGGCTCGCGATGTAGTCGACGTGGCTCACAAAGCCATCCTCCGCCATCACGCGCGCCAGACCATCCATGCTGCGATAGCGGCCCCGCCACCGCTTGCCATGATCGACACCAGTGCAGGCCTTGACCCACCCGGCAACATACATGCCGCAGTCGTGAGAGCCGGGGCGAAACCGCTTGACGCGCACCGTGTCGAGATAGTCGATAAGCATCTGCGCCCGGTTCATCCGCGATTATCCCCGTTGCCTGTGCCGCCACCGCCTGCGCGCTCATCTGCCGTGGGCGTGGCGGGCTTTGTTGTCGTGGGCGGCGGGGTGCCGTTCTGCGACTTGCCTGCCCCCCAGAACACCGGCACGGCGCCAGAGGTGGCGGCATATTCGCGGCCACGGTCGGCAGCGTTGATCCGGCGTTGCGCGGAATCGGATTTCTTGAGCGCCAAGGTGCGGGTCAGGGCACGGGCGGCACTGGCCACCGTCATGGTGACATCCACCGACTGCCCCACTGCGGCGCGTGGCAGCGGCATTTCCTCGACCCAGCCCTTGATGACGCGCACCGGGACGCCCACCTGCACCGCCTTGACAGGATCGAAAAACACGCGATGCACTTCGACGGGTCGTCCGCGCAGTTCATAGAGATTGACCAGATTGACCACCGCAGCCGGGATGCCGGAAAACCGGATCGTGTGCATCCGCACGTTCAACCCGACCTCGCCCCGGATCGGATCAAGGCCAAGGATCGACCCTGCGCCCTGATAGCTGCGCGCGGTCTCGCCGATGGTGAACTGGCGCACGTCGAGGCCATTCCAAAAGCCCACCGCCTCGATCAGCCCCGTTGACCGGCGCCGGGCCTGCAACCAAACCAGATGTCGCGATATGACGCCCGACAGGCTTGCCAGCATCGACTCGGTGGCTGTGCCGTAATCCCGCATTATGCCCCCACGATCTGCACGAATGAAAACTGCGGTCCTTCGGACACGACAGGCCGCTGCACGCCGTAACCGGGGTTTGGCTCAAGCCGCGCCTTGATGACGGGCTTGATCAGCGTCACAGGCGTGCTGGTGGTGACACCGGGCTGAATCGGTGGCGTGACTTGGAACGACGCTGTGACGCCCGAGCCATTGGCCTGCACGTCGCTCACAAGCCGGTGCAGCGCATAGCGCGTGGGGCTTGAGCCATACTGCCAGCCGATCAGATCACCGCCGCGCAATTGGTAGCTCGCAGGCAGGCCGGATAGGGACAGCATGCGGAAATCAGCGCCGTCAAGAGCCGAGATCACAGGCGTGGCCGCGCCAAGGATCGACCCGGTGGGGTCATCTGCCGGGTGGGTCTTGCGCGGATTGTAAACAAGGAACGACGCGCCCGGTGTGTCCAGCACGGACAAAAGCGCATCAATCCGTGCGGCGTTGTTGGCATCATTCGTCGGCGGCAGGGAAAACGCCCCACGCCAGACCGGCTCGCCAAGCTGCGCGGGCAACGGCACACCGCTGGCCGTGCGGTCGATCTGCATGGGCGTGTTGATCACGAGCTGCGAGACCGAGATTTTCAGGCGCTCTTGGAACTCGGCTAGGACAAGGGGGAAAGCCAAGGGCATCAGCCGAGCCTCCGGGGGTCTTTGTTGATCTTTTGGACCAAGCCAGGCATCGTATTCTTGGCGAATTGCTGAAGTCCCGCCTTAGTCACTTCGACAGCGATACCCGTCATCTTGCCGTCAAAATCCACCTCAAAGCCCTCTGGGGCGATGATGCGCAGCGTTGCTGTGCCACCGCCGCCATCTGCTCGCACGCCCAGCTTGCCGCCGATCCGGGTCAAGGGCATGATCGCCTCCGGCCCGGCTTCACCCATCAGGCCGGGGCCGCCTCGCATGGGGAAAAGAGTGGGGCCATTTACAATACCACCTGTTGCGAAGGGCGTCACACGGCCACCAGAGAAGGCGTTGCCATTCGCGTTCGGAAACAGGCCGCTGAATAGACCGCCAAGAATCCCGCCGCCGCCGCTCAAAGGACCAGTCTTGAAGAACGCCGCCTCCAGTGCAGCCCGCGCCAGAGACTTTGCAAGACCCTCCAAGATGCCGGTCAGCCCCTCACCTTCAATCGCGGCATTCAGGAACGCATCCTTCATCTGCTGATTGAGGCGAGCAACCTCTTGCGCCTTCTGCGCAGCCTCTTCCTTTGCCTCGGTCAGCTTGCCGATGGTTTCGGCCTGCCGGTCGATCTCTTGGCGCAGCGTTTCACCTGTCCCGATCTGTTCCTTGTCGAGATCGAGGCCGCGCTTCTTGGCCTCATCGAGCAGCTTGTAACGCGCGGTCATCTCGGTGATTTCGCGGTTGGTCTTGCCGATCATCTCAATCTGACGATTCAGCGCCGTGATCTGCTTTTCCGCATCCGCGAAGAAGGGTTCATCATCTTTCTTTGATCCGCCACCAGAGCGACCACGCGCGGCCTTGGGCGGTTTGTAGTTCGCCAGAAATTCGGTGCCTTCCGCGTTCTGTATATCGAACGCAGAGCCGCCAAAGTCACGCGGATCGCCGCCACGCCCGCGACCGACCGGGTTTGTCTGCCCCTGCGGCCCTAACGCGGCAATCTTGCGGGCAGTGTCCAGCGAAACACCGAGAGCCTGCGCAAGCCGCACCGCCTCGGATACTGCACCGCTGATTCCGCCTGCGATATCAACATTTGCCAGATCCTCCGCAGCCTGTCGGCCATCTTCAATGGTTTTGGCCATTTCGCGGGACACGATCTCTGCCTGTATCACCCTATCTATGACTTGTTGTGAGAAGGTGTCGCCCATCTCCCGCATGGCGTCTTTGATACGTCGTAACTGATCCGCCACTGCTTCAAAATCGGCTGCGTCTTTGGCAGCCGCAAATTGGGCCTGCGCCTCTGCCAGCCCCGCCAGCAGGTCGGACGGCAGGCGCACATCATCTGCCAATGATCCAAGGTTCGCCATGTCGCCTTGCAGCGCCGCCAGTTCCTCGCGCATCTGCGCTAGGAGGTTGATTTCGGACTGGTCGATAAAGAGACCAGCGTCGCGGCGCTGTTCGATTTCGGCAATCTGCTCGAGCAACAGCGCGATCTGTTCCCGCGCCGCCTCTGTGCCGACCTGCGAAAGTGCCAGATCGACCGCACCCACCGAGCCTGCCGCCTTTTCGATACTGCCTGAAACCTCATCAAGGATTTGCCCTATCTTGAGCCGCGCGGCACGTTCCTCCATCTGGAACAATTCAAGCGCAAGCACTCTGACATCCTCGGTGATCTCACCAAAGCGATCCCCTAGACTTTCCAGCCCGCCAGTGCTCGCCAATTCTGCCGCTGCCTGAGCGCGCTTAATCGCCGCCGCTGTGTCATCAATGCGGTCAGCAAAGGTCTTGAGTTTGGGGTCCGCCTTGTCGGCCTCATCGCCCATGGCATAGAGCATGCCAGCGATAGGCAAGCCGATGGCGGCAACCGTGCCCAAGAGCGGGGCCAGAATGCCAAGCGTGCCACCCAATGCCCCGAAGCCGCCCAGAATTTGCGGAAGCTGCTGCCCAGCCACCCGGAAAGCGTTGGTGCCGCTTTCAAGCTGCACCGCAATGTCACCGATCTGGTTGGCGGTATTGGTCAAGACAAACCGGCCCGCCCCTGACACCTGCGTCATGCGGGCAATGCCAGTTGTGGCCCGGTTGGCGTTGGCCTGTATCTGCGTTCCAGCACGGTTCCATGCAGCCTCAGACCCCTTGGCGGCCTTGACCGCCGCCACGCGCCCACCTTCCATCTGGCGCTCGAACTTGCGCAGGCTCGCTTCCATGCGAACAATCAGGGAGTCCTCGACGCTTTGGGCCATTACTTCACTGCCTCGGGTTCATATCGGTTGAGAATGTCGATGAATTCTTCTTCGGTCAGGTGCGGTGCCTTGCGGTCGCTAACAGCATTGAAGCCGCGCACCATGTTCACGAAATCCGCATAGCGCATCTCGCGTAGCTCAAGCGGCGAGAGGTTGAATGTGCGGCAAATCTGGCTGACCTCAGAGAACTTGTGCGGGGCGTGATCGCCCTTGCCGCCCTCATCTTCGACCGGCTCGATCCCAGTCATCAGGTCCGAAAGGATTTGCCCCGCCAAGGCGCTGTTTTCCAGATAGGGGCGCGTGTCGAAATGCGCGTCCATGATCCGCTTTGCATCGAGGATGCCCAAACCGCCGCCGATCAGGCCGAGGCGGATGGTGTGGTAAACATCCTTGACCCCGAACCGGCCACCGGCAACGCGCAGGAATATCTCACCCACGCCGCTGCCCGTCGCCTGTTCAAGGTCCAGAACGCCACCAAAACTGAGCCGGAAAAGACGCTCTTTCCCGGCCCATTCTGTAATCACGTCAACCATCAGGATGCAGCCGCCGTCCAGGTGCGTTGACCGGCACCCGCGATGGTGGCCGAGAATGTCACCTTGCCCGAGCTTTCCTTGCTAAGTTCAAGGCTCTGCAAATAGGCGGGCAGAATCCAGTGACCGCCATTGTTGGCAAGGCTTTCGTCCAGCAGAACCTTGATGTTCTTCTCGGTGCCGCCGTCCGCCCATGCGCGCCAAGTCGGCCACGCCTCGGTTGTCACCATGCCACTGATGGTGACGCTGGTATCTTGGCTCTCAAGGTGCCGCACGATAGACCCCGGCAGGTCCAGAGGATCTGTGCAATCCAGAACCGTGTTCTCGCCGAGGTTGTTGGTCAGCGTGACCCCAAACGTGTTCGCCCCGCAGGTATGGGCGAAAGCCTCTGTCGGCGTTGCGCCATCGCCAAGCTGAATGATCAGCCGTGTGGTCTGTTTTCCCGTCGCCATGAATTACTCCTTTGCGTTTGACGGTTTCTTGCCGCCGATCACCTCGGCAACGCCCCGCGCCACAAGCACCTCTGCGGTCGCCTGCGGAACGGATACCTCTGTTCCAGCCTTGAACGATTGTGAAAGCCCGGAACTGATGCGATGATGCGCATCCTGAATGACCCTGATTTTCATGGAGCACCCTATGTTTCGAATTGCAGTGATCGCCCTGATGTTGAGCACAGCGCCCGCGCTATCTGCGACAAATCCCTGCCTCGATTACCTTGGGCAAAGAGAGGCTTCGGCCAAGCTGGCTATTGCCGTTCTGGTCGTGCAGGTAGGTCTATTGATTCACTCTGAAGCTGAGGGTATTTCGGACCCGGTGCGCGACATGCTCCGTCAATCGAGCGACGATTTAGCTGCCGCTGTCGCGCAAAATTCCGAAACCATGACAAGCATCATGGAAACGACTATCTGCCGCTAACTCTCTCGGATCGCCTTGCTGATCGCCCGCGAAATCCGCCCCTTCACCCGCTTGCGCCGCGCGCGCCACACGGGGAAAAAGAACGGATTTGCGGGCATTTTCACTGTCCCAAACTCGTGAAACCGGGCATAGAACGCATCGCGATCCGTGCCGCGCCCGCCACCCGCGAAAATCGTGATCCGCATAGTGGCGAACTCACGCCCACCCACTGTGCCGATCACGAAGCTGCCAGCCGGAGCATCCCCCCAAGTCCAGCCGATTGAGGCACCGAGATTCCCTGTGAAGCCCTGCGGGGCACGCGACCACATTTCCTCGACGATATCGTTTGCCATGTCTTCCATAGCGGCGCGCACGTTTATCGTGGCGTTCTTCGGTATCCTTTTCCAGCGCGCCTCGAACTTGGCGAGGCCATCAACCATTGATCTCTTCCAGATCGGCTTCGACCGTCACCACGCCATGCGCCGTGATACCATCCGCATCGCGGAAAACCCGGATGCCGCCTGTCCGAATGCGGATCAAGGCATGCTGCGTCAGCGTGATGTCGGCCAGATGCAGCGCGTCCTTGACCGCATCGCAAATATCCTTGCACGGCCCCATCCGGCCCTGATCGCGCGACCACACATCGAGCTGCACAGTTTCAGTGCGTGCATCGACGCAAGCCAGATCCTCATTGAAGCTGTCCGTTGGCCCGACGGTGATGCAGGGATATTGCCCATTGGAAGGCATGCCGTCATAGATACGATCACCCACCAAGGCCCCAACGCCAGCATCGGCCACAAGAGCGTTTAAAATCGCGGTTTGCAGTTCGCGCGAAACGCTCATACCGCCACCCCACTCTCAACCACCAAATACACCCAAGCCCGGTCGGTGATCGCATCAGCCTCGCGGATGTTGTAGACCACGTTGCGCCGCACATCCCGGGCCCGCCAGTCGGTCGTGATGGTCCGCGTGCCACTGTCGCTGCGCAGCTTCACCTTGTAGATCGAGCGCCCGGCCAAGCGCGCCGCCTCGACGCTCTCATTACCCCGCGAGTAGATCACCTGTGCCGCACGGCTGAATTGCTCCGCCCAGCCTGCCTCATTGCCGCCAGAGCCATCCGGCGCGGTGGTCGGGCTGTCGAACGCGAAACGCTCTGAAAGCTCACCCGCCCCCGACATTACACCAGCCTCCGATAAGGCGCGATAAGCGCATCGAAGGCCATGGGCGTTTCGTTCACGCCCCCCATGACAACCGTCTCACGGGTCCGATACCAGTGGGCCACCAGCATCAGCATCGCAGTTTTGAGAGGCTGCGGCACAGCTGCGGCGTTTGCATAACCGGCTGTGATGGTGAATTTCACCGGATAGGGAGAGTCATGCAGCACAGGTCGGACCGCATCCCGGACAAAGCGCCACTCGGTTGCATATGACGGCCAAGCCGACAAGGTGTAGGCCGATGCGTCAAGAGTCTGCTCCGCACCATTGGCGTCGGTATAAGTCACCACAACAGAGGCGACAGGCTCGACCGGCAAAGCCAGGTTTTCGGGCCAGCCCGTCAACTCCAACCTCCAAACCTGAGACATGACCGCCCGGCCAAGAATACCGGACGGGCGGTCAAGATACTGCGCTGCCGCTGTGATCAGCGAAGAGATCAGAACATCATCGTCATCGTGATCAACGCGGCAATGCTGTTTGGCTGACGCGAGATCGACCGGGTCATTGGTAGGCGCCGTGATCAGTGTCAGCCGCATGGTTTAGCCTTTCGTCTTCGCTGCCTTGGCCTGCGCGTCGGCATCCGCCTTGGCCTTCGCCTCTGCCGCTTCAGCGTCCGCTTTGGCCTGCGCCTCTGCCGCTTCAGCGTCCGCTTTGGCCTGCGCCTCTGCCGCTTCAGCATCCGCCTTGGCCTTCGCTTCGGCATCCGCCTTGGCCTTCGCCTCTGCCTCAGCGTCCGCCTTGGCCTGTGCCTCAACCGGCGACGGACCATCGGCGTCATAGCCAAAGCCGGGGATCAGAGATGCAGCTTCGCTATCGCTGAAAGCCGCAGTCTCTCCGGGTTGATACATACGATAAACCCGGGTGAACTTGACGCGCCGCATCAGACCGGCAGACGATCTGCGCCACCGAACACAAGCACAGCGGAGAGCGCCGCAGTGTCGATGCCTCCTGCGCTCAGATCAGGGGTGAAGTTTGCGCGCACATAGCGGCCTGCACCCATGAGGGGCACGTTGACCTCAAAGGTGCCAGTGACGGTGCCGCCTCCCGAAGGGCCGGTGGCAACCACCGCAGAGGCTGCGGATTGCAACGTCTCGGCGTCCCCAAGGTCATCCTCCTGACCCTCCTGGACGGTGTACGCGATCGACAGGGTCGCGGCAGCGGCAAGCGTTGCGGTGAACGGGATCGCCAGAACGGCGGATTGCGGGTTGCCGATGGCGTTGCGATCAATGATCACACCCGTCACGGCGGTGTTATCGCCGGTCCCGGCTGCGGTCGCGGCGGTATTGGCAGCGGCGCGGCGAACCGTGATCAGGTCGCCGATGCTGCGATTTTGAGTGGTCATGTCAGACCTCCATGATTGCAGGGAAAAGACAGGCCAGTGGGACCGGCCTGCCGGTTGATCTCAGATCAGATCAGGGTTTTGGGATCAGGGTGCCCAGGTCAGGCCGGTCATCACCGCGATGGCAGGCAAGTGGCGTGCGCCAATGTCGTGCTGCATGATCATCCGCATCAGCGTTTCATCACGGCTGAACGCAGCCTGCATGGTCCCAGCACTGTCTTTGTAGGCCGCCTCGGTCGACATTGCGACCTCGATGCCCATGTGTTCGCCGATCAGAATATGCGCCGGGTGAACCAGCATCAGCTCGGACTCGGTCCCACCGCCAAGATTGTCGGGGATCTCGGTGGTCTGGTGGAACGGCTTGCCACGCAGCATGCCATCCGCCATCTCGGGATAGACCTTGTTGCCATTGCCGTCGCGCAGGTTGGTCAGATACATCGCGGTGCGCGGCGATCCAATCCAGTGCGCGCCGGTATAGGGCACGTTGGCATTCCCGAGTGCCAGCTCCATCCGGCCCAAATCATTGTCGACCTTTTGCAGATCCGGCGCGGCGGTCATGTTCAGGATGTTGGTTGCCGCAAAGCTCGTGCCAACCAACTGATAGCGCAGACCCTTCGGAGAGTATTCAGTGCCATTGCCGCGCAGGAAGAAACGATCCTGAATCTGTGCCGCGTCCGCAACCGCGTCATCCCGAACCATCCGGTCGACTGCGGTCGAGGCCGAGCGCAGCAGATCGTTGGAAATCGGGATAATCCCGCGCAGCTTTTTGGCCGACAGCTTGACTTGGCCGTAGGTGTAGCCAGTCGCCGGGGCATCGTCAGTCTCGCCGCCATAGGCAAAGTTGGCGCCAGACGCGCGGCGGTTGGTGGTCATGTTGCCATTGGGCATCGGCACGATGCGCGGCCCCATGGCGGTCACGACGCTGGCCGGGCGCAACAACTCGATGACCTCGGTCGACACATCCTCGGGAACAAGGAAACCACCAAGTGCCCCCTGCCCCATTTGCTGGCCTGCGAACAGACCGCTGTCGCCATTGGCCTCGGCGATCTGCTGTGCGACGTAGTGATTGCCGCCTGCCGCCGCGATGGTGCGAACCATGCGAGCAAAGGTCAGGCCCTTCTCTGCAGGGACAGCAGGAACGCCCGCAGCCGGGGCCGGGTTCGATCCGGGAAGCGGAGCGGCAGGGCGCGCAGCCTGCGCACGACGACGCTCAACATCCTCAAGGCGGGCCAACTCACCAGCGACCTTGTCATCTTCGGCCTTGAGGGCTTCAAATGCGGTCGATTGATCGGCTGTCCAATCCTCACCATCCGGGACAGAGGCAACAAGCGCCTCCATCTTGTCGATAATACCCGCGCGGCGGGCCTTCAGCTCCAGGATCTTATCCATGGTCAGCTCCTATTGTGCGGCACGCCGCCGCGTTTCAATCTCCGCAGAGGCCCGCGAGCGACCCCCTACGACTTTTGTCCGGTTTGACCCGGAACCCTGTGACAGAACGCCCTCAAGCGTTCCGATACGATCTGCCATGCCAACACGCACGGCCTCCCCGGCAAAGACCATCGCGCCCTTGCCGAATTGCTCGCGCACGACGCCCTCCGGAACACGTCGCCCTGCGGCCACGTCGCCCACGAACACNCCCTCGATCGCATCGACATCGCGCAGAATTGACGCCCGCCCCTCTTCGGTGGACGGGTCCGGACGTTTGAACGGGGCACCGCTTGACACAATTTCATAAGAGCGCCGGCCATCAGCATCGACTGCCTCTTGGCGGCTCATTGAGGCGACAACGCCGATTGATCCGACAGACGCCGCCCGATCGAGAACCATGTCTCCAGCTTGCGAACCAAGCCAGTAGGCCGCCGATGCCGCCATGCCCGTGACAAAGCTCGTCATTGGCTTGGGGCCAGCGCGCAGCATTTCCGCAGCTTCACCGAGGCCAGAAACAACGCCACCGGGACTGTCGATCAGCATCACGATCCGCTCGACATCCGACGACGCCCAAGCCACGCGCATGTCACGCATGACCGTGTCCAGCGACGTGCCGCCCGAGGATGCGCTGACCATGTTGGACCGGGGATAGATGGCCCCGACCAGTGGCACCACGGCAACACCGTTTCGGACCATGCTCATCTCAGAACCGTCGAGGCGCGTCCCGAGAGCGGCAACCGCCTCCAAGCTGTGCTGCACCTGCATCGCATGGCCGTCCTTTGCCAGGCGCTCAAGAACATCCGAGTCGAAAGCGCGCAGCGCGATGGCTTCAATGGCTGCGAGATAGTCCGGCAAGATTGCCCACGGCTGTGACCGGATAGCGGAAATGACCGCTGAAAGTTCCTGTTTCACGATGTCTCTCCTTGGTTCGCTGCGGGCGTTCCCGCGAGCGCCATGTTGGACGGGCGCCAGTATTCTTTGCCCGCCGCGCCGTCGATGTTCGGCTGATTTTCCTTGGCCCGCAGTTCGTTGGCATTGGCCATGCCCATCTGGCGCTGCAGCCAGTAGGCCTCCATTCGGCTTTTCAGATCGCCCTTGACCAAGGCGTCTGTCAGATGCTCGAAATAATGCCCGGCGCGCCCAAAGAGCATGGTCAGCGCCTGCGACACGCGCTGATAATGCGGCCCCATGTGATAGATGACGAACTCAAGAGACTGCTGCTCGATGTTCGAGAACGTCGCTTTGCTCAGATCAAAGATCAGGTGCGGCGGAACACCCCAGATTCGGGCCAGATCAACAACCTGAAACTGGCGTGTTTCCAAAAACTGGCTCGACTTCATGTCATGAGTCAGGAATTGCGCTGTCAGTTCCTGATCCAGCACCGCAACCTGATCGCCCTCTGGCCCGCTGTAGAGCGACTGCCAGTCCTGACGAATGCGCGCCTTGTCGTCATGGTTAACCTTGGCCTTGGTTTGCAGAACGGTGGACGGTCTGCCACCCTTGCCCCAGAATTTCGCCGCGTGGTTCGACGTGGCAATCGACGCACCGAGCGCCTCTCGCGCATACTTCACCGGATCAAGGCCGTGAATGCCATCTCGGCTGAATCCGGGCACATGCATGATGTCACGCTTGGCAAAACGACCACTCGACCCATCGGGCAATGTGGCATCGTAGAACAAAACGGTCCCGACCTCGCGGTCGAAGTAATCCGCGATCGTCACCGCGCCCGGCTTAAGCCGCGTCAGAGCGACTGGCTCACCCCGCGCGTTTCGACTGACATAGGCGTAGAAGTCTCCGGTCAGCAGCATATCCGCCAACATCAACTCAAGGAACGCGAAAGGCGTTTGATGGCTGTTCGGGCTGGCCCGGAAAAGTTGGGCCTCTGGCAAAGTATCTTGGTTCAGCCTTCCGGATTCGCTTCGCTCGTAGTAATGCACCGGCGTCATGGCAAACGTGCCGGTCAGAATGCGCAAGGCAGCGAGCGTTGCTGGAATTGAAAGCGCGCTGGTCTCATTGACCCGCACCCCGGCGCGTGACGCACGACCCTCGACCGCAAAGGTGCGCCACTGGCTTTCACTCTGGACGTCGGAAGCCGCCGAAATCGGCGGTTCAGAGCGTGCGGCGGCGGGCACAGCGATAGCACTGGACTTGAAGATGTTGAACAGGCCCATCTCTACATCCCCGTGTATTCAAACGCCGCCGAACCGGCTGCCACCGGATTGCGCGACATGAGCTGATAGGAGTTCAGCCCCGCGATCAGCGGGTCGATCTTCGCGCGCCCTGCCGTGAACTTCGTGATCATCACTGCCGAACCTCGCGTTTCCGTTTTGGCATTGCCGAGACACCAGTCCATCATGGGCTGGCCGCCGTGCCGATATGTTCCGTTCTTGAGCTTGCGCTCGATCCCCCAGATCGCAGGCGACAAGGCAGGGCCTTGCCGGATCGCAACGATCTGATCGTCAGTGATCCCGTTGAGCACCAGCTCATCGAGCATTGCCGAAATTCCGTAGGGGTCGACGCCAATAGCATCCCGCTCTGGCAACAAGCCCGCATCCGCCACCGCTTTGATCAGCGCGGCCACCTCTTCGATGTCCTGCGTCGGCTGATCCGGGTCGAGGATCGTCAGATCCCCGGCTTCGGCAAAATCCATCAGCCGCGGGGCGATCTCCTTGCGCACCTCCAGAACCTCGGGATGCGCCCAGGCATGGAACCACGCCAGCCAATCCTTGGTCTCACGATCCCGGCCCAAGAGGCCAAGACCGAACAGGTCATCGAGGCCACCACCGTCGATGCCGGCAACAATCACCTCGCTACGCCGCATCAGATCCTCGAAGGTCAGAATCCCCGAAGCCCCGGCCCAATGCCGCGCCGCCTGCCAGTCGCCTCCGAGCCCCACGCCGATCTCGACGTTGAAGTGCTGCGATGCCAAGAGAGCAAGCGATTGCGCGCCATCCTCTTTTGCCTGGACAAGTTGATCGGTCAGAAAGTCAGGATCGACCGACCGGCCAAGGTTCGGATTGACCATTCCCCACGTCTTGGGGTCTTGCCATTGCTTCACCATCGCGGGCGGCAGCTCATACAGCACCGGCAGGTTCGGCAGTTTCAAGCGACCGTCCCGCACCGCGCGGGCGCGCTCCAGTTCCTTCTTGAACACACCCGATGGCGCGCTCTTAGATTGCGTCGTGATCTGCATCAAAAAGCCATCCGGCCTCGATGCCAAAGCGCCGCGCAACTCGACAAAGACCGCCTCGGCCCGGCTCTTGCGCGCGAACTCGTGGGTCTCGTCAATCAGCGTGTAGGTCGCTTTGCCCCCTGTGATCACGTCACTGTCAGCAGCCTTGATGGCGATCTCCGCCTTGCTCAGCCGGTGCGTGATCGTGCGCAGGTGCTCACGAATGTGAAAGAGCTTGTCGAGCGTTTCATCAGCCCGGATGATACCCCACGCTTGCTTGAACGCGATCTTTGCAATTGTCATCGTCGGCGCGATCAACAGCAGCTCCGCCTCTGGCCGCTCATTCACCAGACAGGCCACCACGATGATCGCGGCCGCGATGGATGACTTGCCGTTCTTCTTTGGGATCAACAGGAAGAATTCCCGCAGCGCCCGCCGTTTGGTCACCGGGTCGAGCGATCCGAAGATCGCCCGCACCAGATCGAACACCCACTTCTCACAAACCTCACCATAGGTCGGCATGCCGATCAGGTCAGGAACCCGTAACCGCTTGAAGATCGCCAGTGCCCGATCCGCCGAAGCATCGAACAATGGCAACTCAGGAATCAGACTTTGGCCGGTCTGAATCCGGATATCCCAATCGGGCAGCGAGGTGTCCCAGAGCTGCCGACGAACTGGTGCGTTCATGATCTCAGTTTAGCCGACTCGGCCCGAGAAGATCGTCCCACCCGTCAGACGTTGCCGCCTCTTCCGCCGCACGCTGCGCGGCTTCCTTCTTGCCCATGCCGATCCCGGCGTCTTGGGCTTCTTTCTGCTGGGCCTCCAGCACCACCTTTTGCCGCGTTAGACCATCGCGGTCCAGCATCTCGCGCAGCTGCTTCATCGCGGTCATGTTGCCATCCTCAATGGCCGCCCGGATCAGGCGAGCATTCGCGGCCAACTCCAGCCGATCACGCATCTTGTCACGCTCCAGAAGCGCGGCTCTAAAATATCGCTTGAGAGATGCAAGGGAGATCCCAACCGCATCTGCAATACGCTGGCTTCCCCAGCCACGCGCCAACGCGGCCTCCACCATATCCCGGTCTTGCGGGGCGATCTGCAAAGGTGGCCTGCCACGCGCGCCCAGACGCTCTCTGACGGGGTTCCCGAAAAGGTCGGTGGCCCGATCATCCCGAAATTTGCCCGCCATCATAAAAAATCTCCGCGTGTTGGAGCCGCCGGTGTCCAGCCGGGGCGGGTCGTAGAGATTAGACCCCCCCTCCCCTCTGCCCCTGCTCGGCGCGCTGTTTGTGTGTGTCATGGCAGGCCTTGCACAGGCACTGCAGGTTGTCGTCATCCCAGAACAGATCGGGATCGCCTCGGTGTGGCGTCCTGTGATCCGCGACCAACATCGAACTGTCGGCCTCAATCACACCGCACATCTGGCAGGTGAACAGATCACGCACGAGGCAGCGCCACCGTGCACCGTTGGGTCGGGCCTTCCATCGTGCGATGTTATACCACTTGCGCCACTCGACCGAGCGGCGGGCATCCTCGAAGCTGATGTCGAGCTTGCGCGGCCCCGATGACAACTCACCGATGCGTGGCTGGAGCGACCTTAGCCGCCCCATTTGGACACAGTGTCCAAGTGAACAACGATCCTAAGAGGTCCAAGACCGAGCATGATCTCATATCGGGATACATTGAGACCAATGAACCAATGTCCAATATCAAACTTGAGCCCTACACGGCGACCAACAATGACCCAGCCAGACCAAGTATCAACATACCATCTTGATTTGATCATTGCTCGCTTCTGCCCTTTGCACCGATGGGCATAGCCCGGACATGACTACGCCCGGTGGCGGGGTCTCCGCTCCGGGCGCAATTCGTGATGATAATAGATTCTTTACCGTCAGCGAGCCTAAGCTGTCAAACCCTATTTTGTGGGTCGCACCAGATCGAACCCCCGCATGCGGTCCAGTGCCCCACATAGAGCGCTGCGCAGGCCGTCCCGACACCGGGTGTTGATACCCCATCCATGCGCCCTCAACACTGCATCGAGGCTCATGCCGTGGACGCAGACCTGATCGACCAGCACACGCACCAAGATCGAGCGGCGCTTGTCACCATTGGGCCGCTCGCGCCGCACCTTGCGGGCAAGCCCCGTATCCATCCGCCGCCGCAGCATCCGCAGCCGCTCGATGTCGCGGAACACCGCAGCCTGCACACCCTCGCCACCATTGCCACCACCACCGCCCGATGTCTCAAGCGAGACACAGCCAAGGCCAGAACTGGCCACCCGCTCGACCAGTGCAGCATATTCCCGGCCTATCTCGACCTGCCCGACCGAGAACGGCGGCACGAACGCTGCATCGCCGCCACCCAGCTTCTCATGCGCCTCGAATGCCTTGCGGGTAATATTGTCGAACGCATCCGCCACCCGCGCCGCCTGACGCCCGACATAGCCATCACTGACCGAGCGATAGTTGCCCGCCTCGGTCTGGACCACCTTGCGCGGCGTGAAGGCGAGCATCGGCCCGCGTGCGGGGGCAACCGGCATCTCAGGCCCGCAGGCATCGGGCGGCGTGGCCCGCGCCAAGAGATCGGCCACCCGCGCCCGTTCTGCCGCAGCTATGGCCTTGCCACAGTGCGCCACCCCATCCGCAGCCACATAGACCACCTGCCCCGCTTTGATGAAATCCTGCATGTTGTGCCTCATTTGCCGCTCTCCTGCTCTGCCAATCCCGCGATCTCCTGACACTTGCGCAGCGCCGCCACGCGCCGATCCCGCCACATCGCCTCGGTCGGGCCGAGATCCTCACCCCGCGCCAACTTGCCCTCGATGGTCCGCAACTGGCGCGCGTTCGGCTCGGCATCGGATTTGATCTGCGTCACGGTCCAGGCGTTGGGCCAGCGCCGGTTGCGCCGCAGTTCGGCCAGCAGCTCCGGTGCCCATCCGCCTGCCAAGGCGTCCGCCCCGAGCGCGTTGGCGAACACGGCCCGGATCAGCGGACTCGCATCATCGCCGGGTGGCTGGATCTGCGCCGCCCATCCGAGAATGGCATTTGCAATCGGCAGGCGATCCTTGTCCTTGCCGCCCGGATTGGACGCCACGACCTCTTCGAGCGCCGCAAGGCTTTCGCCGGTCATGTAGGCCAACCTCTTGCAGAGATCGTCAATCATCGCCTCGAACTGATCCTTGGTCAGGCTCGACGGCTTGGCCAGACCCCGACAGAGCAGAGGCTCAACCAGAACCTCCCTCACCCGCTTTTCGCCGCTTGCCTGTTCGGTGCTGTCCATGCCTCTGGCCCTTTCTCAGCAAATGCCCAAAGTTTTCAGATCGTGATCCGTCAGCAGCTTGTGTGCGACCAGACAGGTCTTGATCCGCTCTGCGATGCCCTCTGCCCGAACCGGCTTACCTGCCTTGACGTGCCGTGCGATCTGCTGTGCTTCACCGACCTCATCGCTGGTGAAAAACATCGCCTCGCGTTCGCACGCCCGGTTATTTACGGGTTCTTTACAGGTTACTCTCCAGTGGGCTGGAGACGGACCCCCCCCTGAAATTGGAGACGGCTCACCCCTTTTTTTGGAGTCGGCTCCGTCTCCAGTTTTTGGAGACGGCTTTCCCCGTTTTCCGTCTCCAGATTTTGGAGTCGGCTCTTGTGTATCAACCGTCTCAAACCCCAAGATGTAGCGTGTCGGATTCTGCCGCTTGGTCACGCCGTTGCGGGTCTGGTGACGCTTAATCAGGCCCTTCACTTCCATGGCTTTGAGGGCGTTGTTCAGCGTGCCATTTGACACCCCGGCACGCTCGATCAGATAGGCCTGCGTCGGGAAACAGCCCGCCGATGGATTGTGGCAATCACAGAGGTGAAACAGCACGCGGAACTCGGACGCGCCAAGACGGTCGGCAGGTATCTCAGACAGCCAAGTCGTGGCCTTGTGGCTCATTTCCAGACCCTCGCATGCCTTGCGCGCTCGGCGGCGACCACACGCGCCAAGGCGGCGGCATGGCGCGCGCACCGCAGCGTCTCGAACCGCGTGCGCAGATCGGCTCCAAGGCCCGCGCCAGTCGCAATCCGGTGCGAGATGTATTTCTTATCCGCGCCCACGGCCTGCGCCGCCGCCGTGATCGAGGGGAAGGACAGCCCGCAGATCACCACAGGACGACACCGCGCCCCGGCGTTGCCGCTGCCGATGCCGACCGCATCCAGCCGCCCCAAATCCCGCGCCGCATAGACCGCAGCCCGCGTGACACCAAACGCCCGTGCCGCAGCCGCAGCACTGGCATAGGTCACGCCCCGTATTGTAATTGCCCCATCGGCCATCTCTGCCCCCATTCCGCGTCTGGCGCGCGTTGCTCTAACCTCAGTGCGGCTCAGGCCATCTCGCCACAGCCGCGCCCAACCTCGCCGATGTTCTCGCCGACAAACTCTTGCCAATGCACCCAGCCCTTGGGGCAGTGAAATCCCCACTCGCGGATGCGCGGCCCGGTGATGAACAGCGTCTCAGCAGGCTCGCCGCGCACCAACTCCAGCCGATGCACCATGTCCGGCCCGCGATAGACGCAATCGCCCTTGAGCAGGATGCGCGGCCCTTCGGGCGTGATCTCGCGGATCGCGCCGGTCATCATGACTGAGAAACTTGGCCACGGATGATCATGCAGCGCCCGGTCATCGTCATCGTGCAGGATGCGGTGATAATAGACGTTGAACGCCTCATTGCGCGGGATCAGCCACCACCGCAGCATGTAGGGATCATCAGGCGGGCCGATCTTGAAATCAGGCTCGCGATCCGGGCGCAGCGTGTGGCCCGAGAATACGCCCGCAAAGGGATCGACTTGGCGCGATGTCTCACTCACAGCCCGGCCCCCTTCGGCTTGCCGCGCGTGTTGACCACAGCGCGCCGCCCCGAATGCGCGGCCTTTTGCGGCGTCACATGGCGACCTCCCCCGGTCCAGAGCTTGTTCGCCGGGATCACCGCGGCCGAGATCGGCGCAAACAGTTGATCCATGCTCATCCGGTCGTAATCCTTGGGGCTGACTGCCCTCAGCCGATCATCGGCCTCGCCGTTCTTTACCGTTGCCATCATCATTACTCCTATCTGGACTCGATGTGGTGCCCGCATGTTGGGCAAACACTCAGGGACTCTTCTTTCCAGGCCGACCCAACGCCGGCCTTCTTCGGATCGGAAGGAATGACCACGGACGTGGCGCAATCGCAGCGGCGCACCTTGTCGGGCGACTCCAATCCACAACCTGCACACCTCCACATGACCATCGCCTCACCCCCCATGCCCAAAAGACACCCCGGCGCGGGCTGGAGGCACGCGACCGGGGCCAGTCTGAGGACAGTAGTCGCGCGATACCCGGCGCGGACGGGGGATATTGAGCGCGCGGCCTGTCGGACTCGCACATATCGTATGTGCTAGGGAGGCCCGCAGTGCCCTATGATCACTCGGGCCATTTGCCGACATTGCTCTGCGATCCGCGCTCGGGAGGTGTGTGGCTGGCGTACTAGGGCGTCGAGCTCCCGTTCCTACCAAGCTGCGCAGCAACGCAGGCCACACACCACCAGAAAGCGGCCAGAAAAGCCCCCCCGACCCGAAGGCCGAGGGGTAGTCCAACAGGGACGTATACGACGCAGGTTCACCGCTGCGCCCCGGCTCTGCCCCGGCAAGGGAGGAGGATATGCCGGAGAAGCTCATAGCGTCACCTCATCGAGGGCCGCGTATTTCAGATCAGCGCGCACCGCGACGCGCAGCGCCTCGACCATCAGGGGCACGATCCGCAGGCGGTGCCAGCGTTGCTCGACCGTCACGCGGGGCAAGCGCATTTCGGCCCCGATCCGCGTGAAATGCTGGCCCCGATCCTTACGCGCCAGAATGTCGGCATCGAGCGCAGGCGACCATTTGGGATGCGCCACCGCCTCCAATATCCGCGCCGCCTGATCCGGGCGCATGTCTTGACGCTCAGCCTCAGCAACGGCGGGCGCAGGTTGCTCGGGCATCAGCTCATCACACCCTGCCCGCCGCCACGCCACACACATCGAGCGATAGGCAACCCCCATCAGGATTGCCGCCTGTTGCCGCGTGAGGCCCTTGCGCGCCAGCGCCCGCAGCTCGTTGAGGTCGATGATGCTGCGCTTGTTGCCAAACTCGATGCCATTGGCCTTGGCGTAATACTGGACCCGCCCTGCGGTCGCCCGCAGCGCTCGCGCCGTTTCTGCTTGGCTATAGCCCTCATCGGCCATTTCCCGAATGCGCGCGATGAAATCGCTCATGCGCCCACCTTCCCGTGAAACTCGCAAGCACCCGCCTCAGCCGTGAAGAGATACCACGCGCAATTGTCCTTCCCGGTCATGGTCGATCCCTCGATCCACTTGACCCGGCCCACGCTCACGATCTTGCGGCAATAGGGCATGAAACGCGCCGCCTGCACGGTGTGCGCCCAGTCCGCATCGAACAGCAGCCATGTCGGAAGCTGGACGCGGAACGCATCAATCATTGGGTGCAGAACCTTGCGGCCCCAAGGCGGATTGGTGATGCACATATCCGCAGACGGAACTTCGGCCCGAAACCACAGATCAAGGGCATCCCGCCGACGCACAAACTCAGCGCGCGGCTCAATATCCGAGGCGAAAAGACAGGACATGCCGTGCTTTTCCAGATGTTTGACCAACCGGCCATCCCCGGCGCATGGCTCGACAAACATGGTGCCAAAGGGCAAATGCGGCAGCAACGGCAGCACAGCCGCCTCTGGCGTCCAGTAGAAATCCCGCTCGATCCGCTCAAAGGCGCTGCGCTTGCCCATCAACGCACCGCCTCTACCCACCACCGGGCAGGCATGCCACCATCGCGGTTCTCGGGGCGGACGCAGGCGCAAGGCTCAGGCTCCAGACGCAGCCGGCACAAAAGCCCCTGCACCCGCCCATTGCTCCAACTGTCCCGCGTGATCGCAGACATGCGCCGCCGCAACTCAGCGCCCCGCAGGCCCTCACGATCCGCCATATCGAGCAATTCCAGCGCCACAATATCCTCTGACCGGCTGTAGTTTTTCGTTGGCATCACCGCGCCCCCTTCAACAACTCAGCCCGTCGCAGCGCGAACGCCTCTGTCTCAGCCGGGCACAACACCTGCCCCCGCGCCGACAGCGCCGCGCGCATGCCGTCCAGTTCCTCGACCGAGGTCTCAGCCGCGATCTTGTCGAGCAGCGTCACCGCCTGCCCCGCCCGTGCCTTGGCCAAGAGCGCACTCATTGCAGCACCCAAAGCGTGACCGGCAGCGCCAGAACGATCAGCCCGAACAGCGCGTAAAACGGCCACTCGGGCGGCGCGACATGGCTCAAATCCTCGGGCGCAACGACAGCCGGGGCATCCAACCGTTGCAACCGCGCGATCTCATCCGCCAAGGCCCGCGCATCCGCGACCGTCAGAGTGAACCGCGTCTGCACAACACCCGCCCCACAGCAGAGCGCCATGGTCGCGTCATCGCGCAGCCCGGCGCCGATCTGGCGCAGCACGTCCGAGGCATCCGTCGCATCACACGACCGTCGCCGCCGCATCACCTCGCGTCCAAGTGTCGGGGATACCATCACGCCGCCCTCCGCAGATCCGGGGCCAGATGCCGCGCGAACCCTTCCGGATCGACCACGGCAATCACCGCCACCTTGTCGCCGGTCGGGCGCGTGACACCCTCCAGCCAGTTCATGGCCGTGCGCTCGGTCACGCCATAGGCCACGGCGATCTGTGCCGGGCTTAATCCAGTTGCGCGAAAATACGCTCGCGCCCGATCCGGGAACGCCCGCGCAAAGCCCGTCAGATCGACCGGCTGCGGCCTGAAAAACATTTCGTAAGACATCACAACGCCCTTTCCTGCATCCTGATCACATGGAGCGTGAACAGGATTTGAAGCAGCAAGGGAAAGGACGGGACGGGGGGTCATGCCAGACCTCCCGCTTCCCGCATCACCACAACATCTGGACAGTGCACGAAATCCGACACAAGATCAGCGGCATGCCGGGGCTGCAACCCCGACATGCCCAACCACAGGTGCCATACATCGGAAAGGACACCACCCATGGAAACCAAAGCCGACGCCATAGTCGGAAAAGACGGCCTGCTGTATCGCCGCGACGGCACACTGATCAGCAGCCTCGTGCACACATTCCGCACCGCCGAAGTGAGTTTCGCTGCAGTCGACCTCATCCTGCTGCGCCTCTGCTCATCAGGCGACGAAGGAGCGCCAGCGGGAACCGAAGTGCCGCCCCAAAACATCCACCAACTACGCATGACAGCCGAGACAGCACGCCGCCTCGCCGCCGAGTTGCAGCACTGCGCCGACCGCATAGAGGGCACCCATCAGGCCCTGCAATAGATAGGAGACCGCCTGTCGCAAAATCTGGAACTGAGGTGCGGATGCTCTTGATCGAACGGGGTGACCCCGCCGTCAGTTCGGCGATGTTCGCCTCAGATAGCCGCTGCCCCTCATCAGGCTCAGAGGTGCGCACGTTCGCGACTGTGAATGCAGGTGACATCAGCGCCGCCCTCCATGGGTCGAACCAGCCATATGCACCACCCGCACCGCGTCATTGGCGCTGGCCTCACGCACGGCCTGCACGATGCTGCCATTCTCGACGCGCGCGACCACTTCGACACGGGGCGTCATCTGGCCCTCAAACTTCCGGATCATCCCCGCAGCGGCCCGCCGCGCGACGATCAGCGCGAGCAGCGCCCCGGACAACGCACCCCCGGCAAAGGACAGGGCGAGAAATGAGAGATAGGTCATGCGGCACCTCGGTCTTGTTGGGAGAGAAGGGATGCAACCGCGACTTCGCCGCCAGTCTCATTCTCAATCCTGATCGCAAGCGAGAGGCTCGGAGACTTCGTGCCTTTTACAATCTCGTTCAGGTAGGACGGGGAAACGTTCAGCTTCGCCGCAAACTGCCTCTGAGTGCATTTGACCGATTTCAGATATGTGTCGAGGTTCATCATGCCCAATAGTTCGCAAAAAGCGAACCAAAGCACAAGCAAAAAAGTTCGCTATATGCGATTAGCCAGTGATGCGCATTCGTGGCAACTTGCGAACATGAAGCTGCGCATAAAAGAAATCCGGAAAAAACAAGGCATGACCGCCGAAACCCTAGCCGCTAAGGCCGGGTGCAGCAAAAGCTACATGTCCGAGATTGAGACAGGGAAGAAGTTTCCGAGCGGTCGACTAATGAGCAAGATTGCCAACGAACTCGGCGTATCACTCTTTGAGATTATTGATAGCGATGACATTTCCCAAGAAATACTGATGCACATCGAGATTATGCAGTCACTCAGCGAGGAAGACCGTCGCTCCGTTTCTCGTCACGCGGCGTCTTTGCTTGAGAAAGCGACTTAGCCATCTCATAAACGGATTTCCGCTCTTGCGCGCTTAGTCGCAATAGCACGGAAATGAGCTCTGCCGTTTCTTCATCTGACATAATAACCACCTAGAATGTTCCGCGTTCGTTCACGGTAAGACGCACAGGTGAACACCGTCAAGCGGTAGTGAACAAAGAAATGCCCGCACCTTAAGTGCGAGCAAAATGGCATTTTTTTAGGATTTTGCGAGATCGTTCAACATTTGCTGAATCTTGACACTGTCTTCATGACCATTAAACGCAGTTCTGCGCTCAAAAGCGGAACCAGGATTGGTAATCACGGCCAGATCGGCAACCACACGAGTGCCTCCCGAAACCTCGGCTGTGGAGAAAGTGACGCGGGTGTTCGGCGACGAATCGTAACTGCTCCCGAGAAGGGCCGCCGCAAATGCGTTCTGAACAGGTCGATCAAAAGCAATTGTATAGCCGGTGTCGTTCGAGATCGAATACCCCCGGTTCAACATGCTGTTCACCAGTTTCCCTTTAACCCAACCGGAATTGCGGCCACTCACTACAACTTCCGGTTTTCCGCTAGCGGTTGCGTGGGTCACAGGCTCAGTGCATCCAGTCAAGCCCACGGCAGCAAGCCCGCATAAAAACATTCGTCTCTTCATATGAAACCTCATTCAGTCAAAATTACCCCGTCACGGTATTGGCATTAAAATCGAACGGCAAGGCCGTAATGCTCAAACGAAAATCGCTGCGATTCGGCTATCAGCGATTATTACACAAAACCATAGTTCGCTTATTGCGAATTTATATCTTGCAATGTGGTTCGCTTTTTGCGAACTTCGCCCCATCAACCGATGGAGCATCCCGTGACCGACACCCCCACAGACCAAGCCGCGCAGAACTTCATCCAGGCCATGCGCCGTGTCGCGATTGCCCGCCTCTGCGAAGATCGTGATGATCGGGGCGTGCTGGGCCAGATGACCGACCACGGCAACCTGACCTGCACCGCCACGCGGGCGCCGGACTCTGCCGATGGCGTCCCGCTCTACACCACCCAATTTGCCATCAACGGCAAGGACATCAGCCTCACCGAGGCCGAGCAAATTGCCATGGGCGAACCGCTCGACACCCCCAGCCATATTCGCTGAACCCCGGAAAGGAGACCCACAATGTCCCGACCCACTGAAACCCAAGTCGCCGAGGCGATAGCGCTCCTGTCCGATCCGGCGCGCTTTGGCACTGCCCCCGGCGCACGCGGCCTTGCATGGGCCACCCTGAAACAGGCGCGGGGCCAGAGCTACAACTACACCCGCCTGCCCATGGTGCGCCACTTCAACGGCTGTGCCATGACGCTGACCGCCCGCCTCGGCACCACCGAGCCTGACCGCCTGCGCCGCATCCACGACCGCGCCGCACAGCACGGCTACGACAATGGGGGCGATGCAGCATGACCCCCTCACCGCCAGACCCCCGCATTGTCGCCGCAGCACAGGCCGACGATGTGCGCGAATTCTCCGGCATGGCCCGCAAGCACAGCCGCGCACACTACAGCCACGACGACGCGCCATCCCCCGGCCTCACCGCGTGGGTGATCGTATTCGCCGCCATCGTGATCGGGGCCATCATCCTCGGGGTGATGACCCTGCCCGCCACGCCTGCGCCTTACGTGGGGCCGGGGTTTGAAGCCGCGTGCCGGGGAGGGTGCTGAGATGAACAAGATTCAAGCCGATGTGATCAGCGGCGGAACCATCCCGCGCGGCCAAGACCTGACCGACGAGGATCTGCGCTTGATCGTGGATGATTTCTACATTGTCAGGAATTGGGCGGCGCTGCAAATGCGCAAAGGCCCGGACGATATCAAGGAGCAGTGCTTCCGCGCCCTGCAAGTCCGCCTTGGTCGCCGCGCCTATGTGAAGGGCGGTGACTCATGAACCACCACAGCACATGGGCACACCCGCCCCGCAAGCCCAAGCCCCTGCGCCGCATCCCGGTCCTGTTTTTCGCCGCGCTAGGCACGACTGCGGCAACCATGCTTGCCGTGCTGATCATAGGGGGCAACTGACATGGCTGAACTGACCAAGATCGAGTGGGCTGACCACACGTTCAATCCCGTGACCGGCTGTCAGAAGGTCGGGCCGGGCTGCGACAACTGCTATGCCGAAGGCTGGGCCAAGCGCAGCGGCTTGGTAAAGTGGGGGCCGAAGGAGGCGCGGCGCGTCACCAGCGATGCCTACTGGCGTCAGCCGATCAAGTGGAACAACCTGTCAGCACCGGGAAATCCAAAGCGCGTGTTCTGCGGCAGCTTGTGCGACGTGTTCGACAATGACTGGCCAGAGGGCGTCCGTGAACGCCTCGGGGATCTGATCCGGGCGACACCCAACCTTATCTGGATGCTGCTGACCAAGCGCATTGGCAACGCAGCACGCTTTCTGGCGGTGATGTTCCCCGAGGGCATCCCGTCGAACGTCTGGGTCGGCGCGACTATCGTCAATCAAGCCGAGGCCGACCGGGACATTCCGAAGCTGCTGGCCACACCCGCAGCGGTGCGATTCCTGAGCATGGAGCCGTTGCTGGGGCTGGTGGATTTGACGCGATGGATTGGCACCGCGCCATGCCTGCCGGGCGCATCCACATACGTCGATCAGGATGGCTATGAGAGGCAGGACATCGGCGGCCAAATCCTCGACGGCCTCGACTGGATCATCGTTGGCGGCGAGAGCGGTCCCAAGGCGCGACCAATGCACCCTGATTGGGCGCGATCCCTGCGCGACCAGTGCCAAGCGGCGGGCGTGGCATTCCACTTTAAGCAATGGGGGGAGTGGGGCGTCGAGAATCCTATGGCGGGCGGCGATCTCGGTGGCGACATGCGCAAGGATAAGGTGCGGTTTGTTCAGCGTGATCGAGAGCCAGACGGACACCTTCGGGAAGGCGATGCGATCATCCGCCGCATTGGCAAAGCCCGCGCCGGTCGCCTGCTCGATGGCCGGGAATGGAACGAGGTGCCGGTATGACCCGCCCCAAGCCCCTCACAGGCCTCCCGCTTTTCTTCGCCACGGCCTACACCCTCATCGCCTGCATCGCGTTGGTGCTGATGGGCAGGATTGGAGACTGATATGCGCGCCGCCGCAACCCAATGGACAACCGCAGCCACAGAGAGGGCGAGAGCATGAGCGACCCCCTCGAAACCCTGACCCGCCAACTGCGCGGCCTTCGCTTGCCGGTGACCACAGAACTGGCGCTCCAAGATGCGCTGAACACATGGCTGACCGACTCTGGCCTGCCTTTTCAACGCGAGGTCCGCATGGGTCCGAAAGATCGCATCGACTTCATGGTGAGCGAAACAATCGGCATTGAGGTCAAGACGCGCTACCCGCGTCGAAAGATCTACCGGCAGCTCGAAAGATACTGCGAAGGCGACCGGTTGAGCGGCTTGATTTTGGTCACTGGCACATATCTCGGGCTGCCTACCGAAATCCACGGCGTGCCTGTGTTCCTTGTCTCTCTCGGAAGGTCCGCATTGTGACGATTACCTATGGCAATCTCACCCTTGAAGGGGACCCGAGACAATGGCGCATCACCGACTTGCAGCCGCACGTCGCCATTGCCTTCAAACGCCTCTTTACCAAGGTTCCCAAGACCGCGCAGGAGATCACCCTGGGTGACACCGACGAAACTCGCGCCGATCTGCACTGGTTCATGCAGCGCTATCCGCTGCGCCACACCCATGAATTCGACCTAATCACCGGCGTGAATCGACTCCGCGAAAAGGCCTCGGAGCGTGAGCGCATCCTGATGCCTGACTGGACGCCGCCCATCAACGCAGGGTTTATCGAAGGGCGCGAGCCTTACGGATACCAGCGGCAAGCAGCCGCGCTGACCATCCAGAACCCGAACCTGTTGCTTGGTGATGATCTGGGGTTGGGCAAGACGATCTCGGCGCTTTGCACGCTAACCACCGGTGCCCCCCTGCCCGCCGCCATCGTGGTGCAACCCCACCTTGCCGATCAATGGCGCGACCGGGCTGAGGAATTCACGCACCTGCGCACCCACATAATAAAGGGCACACAGCCCTATGATCTGCCAGTCGCCGATGCCTATATCTTCAAATACTCGAACATCGCCGGGTGGACAGATGTCATCAACACCGGCCTCTTTCGTAGCGTGATCTATGACGAGGTTCAGGAACTGCGCACAGGCAGAGGCACTGCAAAAGGGCACGCCGCCGCCTACTTGTCATCGCGCGCTGATGTCACAATGGGCCTGACCGCAACGCCAATCTACAACTACGGCGACGAAATATTCAACGTCATGCAGTTCATCGAGCCGGGCCTCTTGGGCAGTTGGGATGAATTCATGCGCGAATGGTGCGACTGGGGAAAGACGGTCAAACAGCCGGACGCGCTTGGAACATACCTGCGCGACAAGGGCTATTTCCTGCGCCGCACAGAACACGATGCGACGGTTTCGGCGCAAATGCCGCCCCTCAACACCGTCGATTGGGAGGTGGGCTGGAACGAGGGCGCCGCCCAGGACGCCGAAGACCTGTTCAAGATGCTGGCAATGACCGTTCTGGAAGGCTCTTTTGTCAAGGCCGGTCAGGCAGCGCGTGAACTGGACATGAAGATGCGATTACTGACCGGCGTTGCCAAGGCCGATTCTGTCGCCGCCTATGTGGACCTGCTGCTGCGCGATAGTCCACGAGTGCTTTTGGCGGGCTGGCATCGGGATGTCTATGACATATGGAACCGCGCCCTGCAGCACCACAATCCGGTGATGTACACGGGCACCGAAAGTTCCGCGGGAAAGCGCCGCAACGTCGCGCGGTTCACCACGGGAGATTCCCGCGTGATGATGATTTCGCTCCGGTCAGGCGCGGGCCTTGACGGGCTGCAAGAGTATTGCAGCGACGTGGTGTTCGGAGAACTGGACTGGTCACCGCAGGTTCACAAACAGGTCATCGGGAGACTTCGCCGCCCCGGCCAAAGCCGACAGGTCACGGCGCACTATCTGCACACCGCAGGCGGCAGTGACCCCGTGATTTTGGATATGCTGGGCATCAAGGCAGACCAAAGCCGGGGCATCACCGATCCGATGCAGGGCTTTGATGCGAAGCAGGCGGATGACAGCAGGATCAGGAGACTCGCCATGGCCGTTCTTGGTCAGGAGATACTCGTATGACCCACCACCCCCACACCGCCGCTCCCCACGGCGGGGCCAGCACCGCGCCATCACTCACGGATTCCAGAGCGGTGCTGGCCGATATCACCCACCACGACGCCCGCACGATCAGAGTGGCAAGCCTTGCCCTCCTGCTGCGCGGCACAGACCCCACCGAACGGCAGGACGCCCGCGCGGCCCTGCGCATGATTGAGAGAGGAACGATCCGATGAGCGACACCACCCGCATGACGCTCAGCTACACCGGCGCGGATGGCAGCACCGTCACCACGCCACCCTTCACCGGCGACGATCTCAAGCGCGCCGCAGACTCCCTATCGAAAGGCCCACGCATGAAACACGACCCCGAATTCGCCGCCGCCAAGGATCAAGCCTACCGCGTCACCGCTGACGAGCTGCGCCAGTTCATCGAGCGTTGGGAACGCCTTGACGCCGAAAAGAAGGACATCGCCGATCAGCAAAAGGAGGTCATGGCCGAGGCCAAGGGGCGCGGCTACGACACCAAGATCATCCGCAAGGTGATCGCCCTGCGTAAGCGCGACAAGGATGACATCGCCGAAGAAGAGGCGGTGCTGGAGATGTATAAAGAAGCGTTGGGGATGGTGTGATGACCGCCGCCAGCCACTACGCCGCCCTGCGCATGGCCGTTCTGGCCGAGGTGCCCGCGCTGCATGCCGAAGAATTGCGCTTTGGCCGCGCGATTGCCCGCGACCTCGCCTTGCCCCTCGACGTGACCAAAGCCATCCTGCGCGATCTGCGCAACGATGGCCTGATCCTCCTGTCGCCCGTCTGCGATTGGGACGGCATGCCCAACGGGTCAGGCTGGATCAGGACCAGAACGGGGGAAGAGCACCACCTGCGCTCCCTCGCGGATGCAGGGGAGGCGGTCAATGTTTGAACATCACGCATCGCACGTAATCATGGAGCTAAACCACCGATGTCTTCATGCAGCCAGAAGTGGGGACCGAGATGAGGCGTCTAGGGTGGCTGACTTAGCGTTTCAGATTGAGCAGGAATTTCCCGAAGCAAGAGATGAGCTGAACCGCTTGTATCCGAAAGAGCCCACCGCCCCCGGAGACTGACCCATGCCCGCCGCCAGCACAGATCAGCGCGCTCTTGAATTGGTCCGCCAGCTTCGCCAAGCTGGTGAGATCATCACGAGAATCGTGGTCGATGGCAGGAAAATCGAGATCGAACTCGCCGACATGAACAAACCGCAAAAGATTGACGAGGTGAAATGGTAAAGCGCGACCTGCCAAAGCACGTCTATCTCAAGGGCCGGAATCGCTACCCCTACTTCATTCGCGGCAACGTCTGCATGCGCATTCAATCCGAACCCGGTAGCAACGCGTTCTGGGCAGAGTATAACCGCCTGCTGAATGGCAACATCAGCCGCGAGCCACAGCGCACAGTAAAGAAGCTGATCGCCCATTATATGCAATCGCACAAATGGGCGCGATTGGCCCCCAACACGCAAAAAAGCTACCGGCAGTCATTTCGCTATCTTGAGGATCGCATCGGGCTCGTAGATCCCGCCAGCATCCGCCGCCGCCACGTCATAGAAATGCGGGACGCCTTGTCCGCCACCCCAACCACGGCCAACCGGCGCGTAGGAGCAATGTCGATCCTTTTGGAACACGGCATTGATATTGATTGGCTTGAGCGCAACCCCGCAAAGGGCGTTGAGAGCCTTGCCCCCACCAAGACCCGCCACCCATGGCCAGCCGATATGGTCGAGGCATTTCGTGCCACCACAGATGGGCAGGTTCTTTTGCTGTTCGAGCTGCTGATTGGCACGGGCCAGCGCATCAGTGACGTTCTGGCAATGCAATGGGGTCACATTGATGGCGCCGGGATCGCAGTGCGGCAGGGAAAGACAAAGGCAGAGGTGTGGATACCGTTCACCGCCCGCCTTTCCGCCGCTCTTCGCGCGACGCCCAAGCGCGGCATGCACCTGGTCACACAGAGCGATGGGCGGCCGGTAAGTTACAAATTGGCATGGAAGTGGATCAAGGAGGCGCGCGACAATATCGGCGCTCAGGCTTGGGATATTCACAGCCTACGCCACACGGCAGCATCAGAACTGGCCGCCATCGGGCTGGATGATCAGCACATCATGAGCATCACCGGACACTCATCGTCAGGCATGGTCAGGCTCTATGCTGGCAAGGCCGCGCAGCGCGCACGGGCGGAAAAAGCGCAGGCGGAACGGAACAAAAACGGATCGTGAACTTTGAAACGTCTTTGAAACGGCCCCCTTGCGCATGAATAAAATCAATATGTTACACATCAATGGAGATGGTTGAGGAACATTTCCTTGGTCAGCGTCGTGCCCTTGCGCAGCGACAAAAGCTCGAGCATCTGGTATTCCTTGCCGGTCAGATGCACCGCCTTGCCACCCGCATCCACCGTCTTGGCGTCGAGATTGACATTGACCATGCCGGTGCGGATCACCGATTGGGAATGACCCTTGGAGCGGCGGATGATCGCATGGATGCGCGCCACCAATTCGTCGCGGTGAAACGGCTTGGTCAGGTAATCATCGGCACCAAAGCCGAACCCCCTGATCTTGCT